CGAATGCTACAACCGTGAGATGGACAAACTTGAGGAGCAAGCACCATGTTGACAGAAGCACAGCTAAAGGAACGAGCCACCTACATCGGCTCGTCAGATGCCAAAGTTATCGCCTCTGGTGATATCGAACAATGGCAAACACTAGCAGCACAAAAGCGTGGTGAAGAAACATTCAAGCCCAGCAAGCAAGTCCAACTTATGATGGATGCTGGCTCTCATATGGAATCGTTCATCATCGACAAATGGGTAGAACAGGAGGCACAAAATGTTTGCATGGAAGGAGCTGGCAAAACTAATCTTATTGACGGCGTCCCTTTGCATTCTACCTTTGATGCTTGTATTTCTGGCTCTCTTGATCCTGTGGAAGTTAAAACTCATTTTGGTTTCAAGGACATGGACGAACTATGTGAGTTATATGCGCCACAATGTCAGCACCATATGCTCGTGGCTGGTCGCAACGTCTGCTATCTTGTGGCTCTATTCGGTGTACGATGCCGTCTAGAATGGCGACTCATCAAAGCTGACCATAAGTGGCTAGATGATTACCTTGTGCAATGTAATCAATTCTGGGATATGTATCAGAATGGGGTGCTAAAAACACCTCTTGCATTACCACCTGTAGATTACTCAGATATGTTCGTTATGAATATGCGTGACTTGCCTGACTGGTCTGAAGAAACAGACTCTACTATGCGTATGGTGTCTCAAGCTATCATCGATGCAAAGGATGCTGTCAAGCTAAGTGATGAAGCCAAAGATGCATTCAAGTCTAAGATGCCTGAGAAATGCCGGCGTATGGACTACGACATTGGAGGCAACCTATCAGGCCACAAGATTCGTGTCACACGTTCTCGTGCTGGCACACTAACATGTTCACACATTGCACCAAAGGAGAAGAATGATGAGTAATGTATGGTCAACACTATCTAAGTTTGATGTATCACCAGAAGTCAAAAAGAAGGGTAAGTTTGACTACCTATCATGGGCTTGGGCTTGGGCTTACGTCAAGGAGAAGTATCCTAGTGCCACGTTCGAGAAGCATATCTTCCGTGACAATCAGGACAATCCACTCCCTTTCATGCGTGACACTAAAGGGCATACCTATGTGGCTGTGTCTGTCACTATTGAAGAACAAACTCATACAGAGATTCATTACGTTATGGATCACAAAAATCAATCTGTTCAGCATCCAGATGGCGCACAGGTTAACAAGGCTCTACAGCGTTGCTTAGTCAAAGCTATTGCATTCCACGGTCTTGGCCTCAATGTCTATGCTGGTGAGGACTTACCTATGGACTTGGATGAAGAGGATGGCTCTGTTATCATCGAAGACTTTAACAAAGCTAAGTCAGTTGAAGAGATTGACAAAGCATGGCGTAAGCATTCAGCAGCTATCTCTACACTGGGCAAAGTTGTAAAGGGTCAGGTAACTGATGAGTTCAAAAAGGCGAAGAACAAGCTCAAAGCAGCGTAACCATATATTTGCACGTTGCCGTGAGTGCGGCAAAATGTTTAACTGTCAGCTAGATAGTTTTACTGTAACAGCCGCAGGGGACAGATTCTGCGACCGATGCTACTACGGTGTCGGTTGGCAGAATCTAAAGAAGCCTTATGAAAACTACTCAGAGGGACGAGAAATCCAGAAAGTCCGTTACCGAGATGACAAATGAATGCCTACACGATAGAGGTCTGCAAAGTCTTCTTGCAAAAAAGGCACAGATATTCTCACCACAATGCATAGCTGAAGACAACTGCCTCTGGGTTACAGGTGCTGGTGTATTCACTTCATACCGTCAGATGTTTATCAACGTAAGACAGGTAACTAAAGATGCGGTAAAGATATCTGTCACCATTGTAAATGACGACAGGGGACACACTAACTTCCTTATTTGGGGATATGGGGATAAAGAGAACAAGTCTTCTGTAGCGCAGATGCTTATATTTATTATAGAAGATATTTTGACAGGGGGCGGAGAAGAAGTGTTTGAAGCACACCCCTTCTCCTCTTCCCATACAACCGCCGATGAGGGCAGCCATGACTCAGATTAATGATAATGATCCTGTTTTGTCAATGACCCCAGATGAATTTGCTGAATATCTGGCTGACAAACGTGAAAAACTATTTAACAGAGCAGCAGCCGTAGCAACTAAACAAACACGTTCTACGCTAATGATGAGGTCACTTGCGAAGAAGTCTATCCAAACCTTTAATGCCAAGCGCAGCACTGCAAACAAGGTAAAGTAGATACTGATACCAGTCAGGCAACTCATTGAGCCTGTCAAAGCCAGACTTTACAAGTTCTTCAGTGCCAGGAATAAAACACATTATCACAGGAACTAGTACAACAATCGTGACTGCCTCGTCTTTCCAGCTTCCTTTTGTAGACTCAGCCATGATTAGTTCCCACTTACTATCATGCTGTGCCGCAGTCTTCATTACCTCTGCTTTGGCTTTTTCTTTTTCTACCTTGCCTTCTAAAAATGTTTTGGCAAGACTACCAGCTATTCCTAATAGTTGTATCATTCAATAAACTCCAAGATTTCACCGTTAAGAACCATAACTTTATGCTCTTTGCATGACCATTTCTGGTCAAAGTTATTGGTATGACCTACATTACGTTTAATCTTACGTCTTACTGACAAGCACTCAGCTAAAGACCTGTACGGTGTGTACTCCATCTTTTCACCATTCATTACCAATAATAATACAAATGTAAGCTCAACCACCGTTTCGCATCTTCTCTAAGTTTTCTTCAAGATTACTAATACGCTTCTCATAAAATTCTAGTGTTAATTTTTGTTGTTGATCATAGGGAGCCATACCACCCTCTATTTCATTTTGTAATTTTTCTAGCTCAACTGCCAAGTGTTCTATCAACATGAACTGTTCACTGTCTGCTGGCAAACTTCCCATTTCGCCTCTAGGCCATTTAATACGAAACTCTGTGTTCTGCTCTAAATCAGAACGCATCATAGTCTGGTTAGTCTCTAATGTATTAAGCCTTTCTATCAAGCCAAAGTAAGCCCAAGTAGCCAGACTAGCAGCTGCAACCATAGATATGATATTGCGTAGTGGTAATGCTACTTCAGTATTCTCATTCAGCTTTGCTGGCATTTACTTCTCTGAGTTTAACCAAACTGCTAGACTGCCTGTCATAGCTCCTGTAACTACAGAGATTAAACTAGCTTGCTGAGTTGTCAAATCTGGCTGTGACAATGCCCACTCAATACAACGTATATATACACCAGTCATACATAACATCATAAAACGTGGCAGTATCTTTAGTTCCAATAGCTTTCTTGCTACGTCTTCTGCACTCATTTGAAGCCTCCTTTTAACCATACTACCCAAGCCACAAGCCCAGCTACCATAGAAGCTATAAGTAAACTTGCAAAACCTAAGCCAAGCATATCCATAATTTTCTGTACTCGTCTAGCCTTTCTGCGTTTTTCTTCCAATCGTTCTTGACGCAAGCCACGTTGGATACGCATCAAGTCAGTCCAAGCGTTGAAGCCATAGTTAGCTATCAAAAAGTTTTTAAGGTCCATCTCCATCTTCTCAGCTTTTTTCAAAGCTGCATAGGTATCAAGAGCTTGTTCTTCTACGTTCTTAAATCGAGATTGCTTCTTTTCTTGATGGGCTTGCTTTACATCAGCAATAGCACCCATCCACTTGCCTATGTCCTTAGACATGGCCTCTACTTGCTTGCCAGCCCTGTAAGCTGAAACTATACCCCTGTATGCGGTGGTGGCTACAGCAATAGCCGATACAGGATCAATAGCCATCTGTTACCCAGCTATTTCCATTACATAAAAAGTTGATTGTGTTCTTGCATAGTTATCACTGCCTCTTCTATTCATATACCATGTTTCACCGCTACTTGCAGCTACTACACGCCATTGCAGTTTATAAACGATTGAGCTGGTAGAACTAGGACTATCAACAAACGCATGAAACCTTGGCTCAAATAAATTATTTGCACCGTTATAGTTTTGCAAAAACACATTATGTGTATCTGCGCCAGAGCCAGCACCAATTTGTGTACTGTCTCTAAACAGTTTCATTAAACAACCAGTTGAAGAGCCAGTGCTACATAAAAGACCAAATGAAACTTGAATTAATATTTTGCTACTAGTTGACCTCGGGGTAATCGTTGCCGTCATAGACGGTATATCGGTGTAAGTTTCTGTATCAATGCTTGAAGCAGCGGTACTTGAACTTGACTTTACTTGCAAAATAGAACCTGCTGGAAGAGCCTGATTGTTTATTCGTGTCAGTGCCATATCAGTCTCCTATCTAGCCAAACCAATAGTGCCAAAGGTATGTGTGTTAGCCCCAGTGCCATTGTAAAAATCCATACCATGATAATTTTGCCAATAAATTGTGTCATTTGCTAAACAAGAAAGAAGAACAGACCCACGGTTTACCCTTTGTTGCTCAAAAAAACGGGCTTGAATTGAATTTACTCCTGAACGGCCTCTCATAACATGAATTTCGTGGTTTGTATTTGCCGCTATAAGCCCACCATGAGAAACCATATAAAGGCCATCTACAGGACAAGTAAATGTATAAGCAGTTGTACTCCACAAAGATGAATCACCGTCCCCTACAGTATTAAATGGCATAGCACCCGCAGACATAGTTTGATAGACACCAGTGGTGCCACCCAAATTAACATAGACATAAGGTCTTTGTGAAAACGATACACGCCCACTGCTATCAATAGTCATAGCAGTATTTGAGCCGCTACCGTCCTTGATTGTCGGCACACTCAGGCTGGTCTGCACAGTCAGGTCATGCGCTAGCTTGTCAGATGTAACAGCATCATTTGCTAGCTTTGCCGTTGTCACAGACCCATCGACAGGCGTAACAGCAGAGCCTGTGTCACCCAACGCAATGATGAAGTCTATGACATCGCCAGTGACCAGGTTCTCAGTGAACGTGATTGTTGACCCACTTATATTGAACGCATCACCAGCAGCCTGTATCACACCGTTCACGCTGACAAGCAAAGCATTGGCAGTCGCTGGCTTGTAGGCTGTACCGTTGTAGTTCAGCGTGTAATTTGGCTGACCATTGACTACAGAGATTGCGTCTAGCTTTTTAAACTGTCCTGTCAGGGGCTGTGTTCCAATGTAAGGCATTAGTCTGCATCCTGTATTGTGTTGCCATCTTCCTTTGCCCATTCAAGAATGGCTGCATAGTCTGTATTGTCTGGGTCTAAAGGCACAAAGAGCTTTTCGCCATTGCTATTTGTAACAATAACACAAACATTGACCCCTTGATTTGCACCGTATTGGGCTGATTGAATATCCATTTACAACTCCGCTTGGGCTGTCCAATTACAACCGTATGGATTGCCGCCTAATGTCGGGGCAGTGCTAAGAAAAAATCTTAACTTTGATGATGTTGCACTGATAGAAGAAACTGCATACTCAGTTGTCACTGTGCCATTTACTAAATCATTAATGTATGCCCCAGAATTAGCAGGAGCTGCTTGAGGGTTGTAAGCCTGACAGGTAGGAGTCGCTCTCATTGTTTTTTCTAAATAGACTATAGCCCCTGCGTAACTTACGCTGTCGCTAGGAGGCATTTCTGAAGTTCTAACACCTGTAATATCGTTTGCTGGTGCAGTACCATAAGCAAAAGACTTTTGATAATATCTTTTACACTTGTCTAGTTCATCATCAAATGATCTATGCTCAAAGTCTGTTATTCCACCAACTTCAAGCTGAAGCCCTGTTATTTCAAAAGTTCTGGATGTGCTATCAAAAAAAGATGTATCACTTGAGTTTGCTCTAGTGTCTGAGGCTACAGCCGCCCATCCAGTATTTTGTGTGCCAGAATTGTAAGTAGACCCAGAGTGAAGCCAAATAAGAAGTATTAAACTAAGCGCATTGTCATTATCAAAAGCACCTGTAGCATCACCTGCATAAGTTAAAGACACACGATTCCATGAAGTCGTTACATTAAATCTTTGGCTAAATGTTCTGCTGTTATCAAAATCATACAACTCCGCAGTATAAGTTGCTGCTGCATTTCCTTTAACATAAAAAGAAAGCGTTAATGTTTCTGCGTCAGATGTGCCTTTTTTTAAATGCTGTAAATCTTGTCCTTCCCATCTATGTTGAAGAAGAAAATATTCACCAGCCGCAATACTGGTGTCAGCAGTTGTACACTCTAGTTTTAATGACTTAGTAAAACCAGTCAAATCTGTAACAGTGTTTTGAGATGCCGTGTATCGCCCTCCACTATCACTTGAAGTAAATGTTCTATCTACAACCCATTGGGCAGCAGTGGTTGTTCCTAAACCTGTTGCAGATGTGCCTCTTTGGGCAATTTGCATTGCGCCATTCATTGCAAGATTTCTGACACCTGATGAACGTATTTTTGATAATGCCATTGCTTGCTCCTAACCTATCAACTGCCCAGAAAAATGGGCATGAACCACATCTGAATGCCATTTGTAGCTAGTATATGCGCCAACAGAGATTTGGTCATTAACAGCTAAAGTCATAATGTGTGTAAAGCTATGTGTATACCAACCATAATCACCAGCAGTCCATGTATAATATATTGTCTCAACAGATGATGAACCTGCTGGACGATGCACAACCCATAAACTTCTACTCTCATCATTTTGGCTATAAGTACGAGAACACGATATGGTAAATTGATATATACCAGCGACTGGCGCAGTTAATCTTCCATCATTTCCATACATTCCACCTTGGTTTATGTGTGTCTGTGACCATGCTGTTACCTCTCTTAGATTTGATATTGCCCCAATATCTCCACCTGTATTAGCTGCGGTATCTGTGGTAAAAGGGCTGGAACTAGAGAAAGTTGATGCACCTCTTAAGGACATAATTGGCTTAGCTGGTTGAAAAATACGTCCAGTGCTGTCAATCGTCATGGCTGTGTTTGACCCACCACTGTCTTTAATTGTAGCAAGGTTTACTGATGAGCCAAGATTAGTTGCCGCTGCACCAGTATCTAATTTTGCCGCAGTTACAGAACCATCAGGCGGTACAGTTGTTTGCAATGCTTTGCCCTGATAAATAACGTAGAAGTCATCAGTGCTTGCGACATTGCCTGTCATAGTCAATGCAGTGCCTGATACTGTGTAAGCAACCCCTGGCTCTTGTCTGACGTTGTTTACAAACACCTCAATTTCTTGAGCGTTGGCTACAGAATGTGTCAGTGTATAGCTTGCACCACCGTTACCAGTGATGGTCTGCTTATCCATACTGCTGTAACTGTTTGTTGTTTGATTGCCTACATAACCCATGTGTCACCTATGTGCTAATTGCATCCACAGCAGAAACCCAAACATCAAGCGAACTTGCTGTTGATGAGCGAACAAACAACCTGTCACCAGATTGCACAACAAACTTTGCACCGCCATCAAGCAACTGTAAAGCACCGCCAGCAGCAATAGGAGCATCTTTAATAAGATAGTGTGCGCTGTCGATTGTAATGTCATTGCCCATGCTATTGCCATGCGTAGTACAATAATAATACAGTGCATCTGGTGTTGTATCTGTGATAGCTATAGTTGTCTTTGCCCCAGCCTGACCTAATGTGCCTGTAGTTGTTACACCTGTTGTATAAGCAGAGCCAGCAGCTCCCTCTTTAAAAGCAATCTGATGCCCTGAGTTTGTGCCATCAGACTGGTCAAAAGTGTATGTAAAGCCTCTATACAATGTCAGGGCTGGCTTAGTAACACCATCCAAACGGAAAGCACCACCGCTTACTGTAACGGCATAAGTGAAATAATCACCAGCACCTCTGTCGGTTGCCCCAGTTGTGATAAAAGCATCTACCGTTATTGCATTGGCATTGGTGTTTGCCATATGAATGCCAACAATAGTATCAAAACTATCAAAATCTGAACCATCTGGAATATCTTGGGCTGTAGACCCTACCCCTGTTAGTTTGTATCTACGAAAGTTTTGTGCCATCTCAATCTCCTATAATGCGATAGCCATTGCGATAGCAAAGCCAGCAGTTGTTCCTGCTTCGATGGCTATCCATTGTGTGTTTCCAAGGTCATAAACCTTAAGTTTATTGCTTGATGTATCGAAATATAATGCTCCATCTGTTAATGCCTGACTGTCATTGTCAAGAGTAGGATCAGATGATTTAGCACCAAGATATCTATCATCGAAAGTGTCAACATAAGATTCAGCTAACTCTGCATAATACCTAGCAGACTTATATGTACCATCAACAGTGTTATTTCCATCTACATAAGAAGCCCAATCTTTTGCTGAGTGTGCGCCAGATGAACCTCTATTCATATCTCCAATGGCGTAACCCTTTGCACTAAACTCACCACTACTATCTACAGCAGTTGTAGCGTTTGGTGATGACCCACCACCTATTGCCCACTCTCTTGCAGAACCTGTTACAGATGTAACTCCTGTACCACCAACAGCCTGTGCTTTTGCAGAAAAGTCAGAGGTGCTAGGTATCGGCCCATCTACTTTTGTAGCGTAGTTCTGTGCTTTAGTTGCATTGTCAGCAGCAGCACCAATAGCTGTTATGTTGCCTGCTACTGTATTGACATTACTAATAGAACCGCCAACCAAGTTAATATTTGTTGCAGCACTGGCAACTGTAGATAAATTATTTGTAGGGGATATCTGACCAGCAACTAAATTTATATTAGTAACAGCAGCAGCAACAGTATTTATGTTTGCAACATTAGTAGAAACAGTGCCAACACTTGCTATACTTGGCCCGGCTTCTGGCAATCCACTTGTAGCATTAAAAGCCAAAGTAGTGCCTTTTCTTGTATCAAGGTTAGGTAAAGTTAGAGAAGCTGCTGTATCAGAATCAGCAAGCTTCATAGTACGTCCAACTTTTGTTTCAAGTTCTTGCTCAATAGCAAAAATCTTGTCTAGCTCAGTATTTAAAGCAGATACATTAAAAGGCCCAGAAGTAGGAAAATCTGTTGTTCTTTCTACTGTAATGTCACGGAAAATAGTGAATTTAGTGCCACTACCATAAGTATCACCAAGAGTGATGTGACCACCATCGAAACCATCATCAACAGAACTTCCTGTAACCGCAAAAGTTCCTGTGCCAGTTCCTCTAGTAAGCGTAGTATCCACACCTGATGTATTGGTAACAATAACATTTATGTCATCTAAGCTAAAAAAGGGAAAGTCTATAGTAAGCTGTGTGCTATTTGCAGTAACAGCTTGCGTATATTGCTTTCTCGCATCATTATCTGCTATCGATATAGTAGCCATAGCCTATTCTATCTCCTGTTAGCCTCTGGTTGTCTATTCACATTACCTTCACCAAAAACCCCATCATATATAGGGTCAAGATAAAAAAGATTTCCTGAAGGGAAAATAAACCTTAAATCTTGAGCTGTTTGATTACTAACATTTCCTGTAATTGTATCTCCAGCAACAGAAAGGGCATTAAGTATTGCACTTGATGTTGGGCCTGTAACAGCACTGGCCTTTGCAGTTGTATGAACAGGATATTGCTGTTGGTCAGTTAGCAAAGGTCTCATGCCAAGTTGATAGTCACTTAACTTTTCAATGCCGTTATTTACATCTGTAAACCAGCCAAGTAACCCAGAACGGTCTACTGCATTTATAAGTTTTTGATCAAAGCTTTCGTTGCTAGTTAAACCATATTGCGCCCTTTTAATCTCATTAACCATAGCGGCCAAGCCAACAATAAGAAAAGCACCTTGCCAAAAAGCACCGTCTTTTTCTTGTAGGCCAGAAGTAAACATTCTTTGCATTGCTCCCTGACCATAAGATTTAAACTGTGTAAGTAATGAGCCAAACTCAGTAGATGTCCACAAAGCTCTATCACCAGCCCCAGGTGTTATAATTATTCTTTCAACATTTTGATTAAGAGCATTTCTAAATCTTAGTCTTTGAGTTACATCTGTCCAAGCATCTGTGTTAGGAAGCCATTCATTTCCTACTTTTTGCCCATGTTCTTCTATATTCATACGCATAATGCCATAGTCTTGTCTGCTTATGCCATTTTTTAAAAGCTTTTGACGCTGTGCATCAGTCAAAGATTGCCAGCCATTTTTTGCCATAATAGATTCTGTCATTCTTAACATGGTGACATTGCCAGCTATTTCCTTAAGAACTTGATTCCATATATTTAATCCATTCATTAAGAAAAACATTCCAGTGGCATCGTTTAGGGTTCGTTCAATAGTGTATCTATTGCCAAACAAATCTCCCATATCTGACATAGCATGCGCTCTTAAACCAAGCGCAGCATCAACACCAATAGCAGCTTTGTTTAGTTCTGGCTTGCTCATTGTTCTTATGATTGCAGCTTGTTCGTTAAACAAAGTAGCAAACCCACGAGAATAAGCATTGCTAAATCCCTCTACCATAGCAATACGAGCAATATCAGGAACAGAAGAAACCATAGCACTGCCCATTCCAGTAAGCACATTAAATGATTTCATAACCCTAACAAAACGACTGGATAATTGATGAGGGTCTTTAGACGCACCATAAGTTCCCCTTAATCTATCACGCAGCCCACGAATATCACGAAGGTCATTTTCTAAACCTTCAGCAAGTTTTGCTCTTCTTGTAAAGTCTTTAGTTTCACCTATAAGTCTTTGATACTCATCAGTTATTTGTTTTATTACATCATCCATAGATGAGCTTCCAAATTTGCGTGTAAGCTCAATATCCATTCCCATTGTTTTGACATGAGTTCTCATAAGTGACTCAATGTCTCTTTCTAAAAATTCTTCTATAAGTTCATCAGGTATTTCTAATGATCTGGCTTGAACGCCACTTGGCAACTTAACAAAATCTAAAGCATCAGTAGCAGATTCATAATCAATAAATGGACGCCTTCTCGTAACTGTATCAAGGACTTGTGCTGCAAAATTGTCAGCATTGGCTGGGTTTACTCTTCTTGTTCTTATAGCCCATTCTTTAATTATATTTAGAAAACGAGGAATGTTCTGTTCTATTTTATCTATTCTATAAATTCTAGGAACATATGATGGAGCAGTATTAACAGTTACGCCTTGCTCTCTAAGCTTAATAAGCTGTTCTTGTAATCGTGTTACTGCCGCTGTATCTCCTCTAGCAGTTGCTGCCGCTATGTCACTTGCAAGCTCAGATTCAAATAACCTAACTGCTGGTGAGTTAGCTTCGTCTTTTATTTTGTTAAATACTTTTCGATAAGCTTTTGCTGCTTCAGTTACAAAAGGAGAAGCTGCATCACCAATGCTATCAACGTCCCCTCTAGCCATTGCTTGACCAACTCTATTTCTAAATTGAACTTCTGTTAAATGACCATCTCCTTTAGAAAAAATATCTTCCATTCTGGCTTTCATCATTGCACCAGCTCTGCCTATTTCTCCTTGAGGAACTGCTTTCCCTCTATAGCGGAGATATGCACTATCTGATGCTCTAACAGCATCCAACACAAGAGGGTAATAAGTTGTTCTAAAAGTGGTTTCAACAGACTGCTCCATCTCAACACCTCTAAGAACTTTCTTTTGTATTAAACCACCAACATCAACCATTGCTGGAACAATGTTTCTTGACAGAGGCATCTCGCTTTTAAATAAACGTATTGTTGGATTCCAACCCAACTTTTCTATTCCTATTCCTGTCTCAGCTAAACCCTCTGCTTCTAGCTGTCTATACATATTTGTTCTAGCTATTTCTGGACTAACTTGCGCTCCTGCTGCATATACCTGTTTAAGTTCTTTTATTTGCTCTGCTGTATATTTTGATTCTTTGCCTAACATTTGAGTTCTAAATGCATCTTCTTGTAAACGCATTTGAGCTATTCTTGACGGAGCTATTGATTGACCTAATGCTGTATGAATAGTACCGCCTAATACCCCAGCAGCAAAAACACCTAGAAAAGCGTTTGTTGCATCTCTTGATTCATTCTGAGATTCAATAACCGCTTGTTGAGGAGCAGTTGTAAGAACACCAAATCCAAAGCCTTCCATAGCTCTACCTACACGGTAGTTACCACCTTTAAATATTTTAGAAGGAAAAAAAGGAGCCAAAATTGTTGGGTCTGTTAATGCAGCCAAAACAGAGTATCCTGTTCCAGATGAGCTTAATTTAACAGTTTCCATATCTTTTCTATCTTGAACCATTCTTCTGTATTTCAGCATTGATTCTTCATGGCTTCCAGAATGTCTAAAAAAGTATAGACCATCTTCACCCACCATTCTTTTTAAAATGTCATCGTTATAGACACTATAACCTGGGGTTTTTTTGTACTTAGCTCTGTTGGCTATGCTTTTATCAAACATACGAGCCATCGATGGTATTATGTTATATTGCCTAAATGCAGCACCAAAAGCCTGACCTTCTGTTGGTGTAAACATATGATAGTCAAAGCTATCATCGCCTAGTGTAGATTGCATCACTGTGCCGTAACGCCTTGAACCTAAAAATTGAAACTCATTTAACTCTTTTGGCTCTGGAAGTCTTTCTGCATATTTTGGATTTGTGTTTTCTATAAGAGAAGATTGTGTTTGGCTTTCTTCTGCAAGATTTTGTGCATTAGACTCTACTTCACGAAAGTTTGTTATTTTATTTTGAATTTCTTGTGGTGGCACATAACCATCAGGCGTAACAAAACTGTCTTCTGCTTTTTCCATTCCAAAACTTGTAATGCCAAACATTGCTTCAAAAGAACCCTCTTGTGGAGGAGGAACGCCTTCTGGCAACTGAGGCTCTGGACCTTTTGGTAAGGTCACAGGCTCAAGCATCATATCATCAGGGGAGACTAAATCTTCTGTGACTTTAGTCTTTTTTTTTACGCCATCATACGCACCAGATGCTGAGTGTATAGGCGCACTAATAGCTTTGCCAATTACAGCACCATCAGCAGTTTTGTAAGAAAATAAACTTCCTGTGCCTTGTTTTGTAACTGATAAACTTTCAATTTCTGCAAAACCCTGTTCTCTTGCAACATAGTTATAAATATCTAAACGTCTGTTTCCAAGTCCACGCAAAGCACCACGCTTGCCTGTTTCTGGGTCATTAGCAGCTACTACATCTAATGTTTCACTTAACGCATCTTGATAACGACCTTCTTTTAAAGCAGAACTAAATCCTTTAAATCGAGATATATCACCGCCATTATATGCAAGGTCTACAGCAGCCATCTTTACGCTATCAGGCCATTCATCATAATTGTTAAACTTTTTCTTTATTTGCTCTTCGTTCCAAAGAACATATTCTCTAGCTAGTTCTTCATCTGACATCTCATCAGCATTAGCACCTTTAGTTTGCATAAAGCTCTGAGCTAAATCAGTAAGTCCATATCCTCTGGTGTAGCCACCACCCTCAATAGCTTTTGCCCCACGAGTTCCCTCATGCTTGGCAAGTATCTTCATATATTCATCTATCCAGCTCATTAGTAATACCCCAGTGACACCCACGATTGATAAGCTTCCATAACATCTTCAATTTCTTCTTTATTAAAAGGTTGCCCCATACCATCTATAAATGATTGTGGCGCACCTTCATGTGTAAGTATCCTAAGCTCGTCTAATTTCCTTACAATGCCCATAAGACTTCTATCAGAAGCTCTTTTTGAGTATTGCTCCATATTATTTTGAAGAAGACTTCTATCGAACAAACCCATCATAGACCAAAATTCCTTGCCTCTTTCAGTCTTCATTCTATTCATTACTTGTTCATAATGAGGAGCTTGTATTGAACTGGCAAACTCCCATTTGTAATCTGTATCTACTACAGTCGGATTTCCGTAATGGTCTGTTAAAATAACTGTGTATGTTTGCTGACTTCCAAAATTTATGTTGGCATGAAATGTAAGGTCAGAACGATATAGATTACCATAGTCAGAAACTGAGCGCATTGCTTCATCTAACCTCGGGTTTCTTAAGCCAGGAGTTCCACGAGCAAACCATTTTTCAACAAAGTCAGTGTCAATCATTTCACGAGTTAATGTAAACATAGGTTGATTTCGACCACCTATTCTCATGCTTGGTATAGTTGCTTGAGCAAAATCCATAATAGGACGTTCAACTAAATATATTTCACCAGTTTGTCTGTTTTCTTCATAACCAAATCTTTTGCCAACTTTTACTAAAGCCTGACGCATAATTTCTTTTGCGTCTCCTTGACCTTTAACATGTGCAACTCTTTCAAGAAAAATTCCTTTCACAGCACTTCGTACATCTGGGTCTAAAATAACTGCCTGACCTAAATCGTTAAGATTTATATCAGCAGATTCAGCAAACTCTATTAATTGCTGTTGACGCATAGAAGATATTTTAGGATTTAAAAGCTTCCACCAATTATGACCAGTCATGGCTTCTCTAAATGTAGTATCAAAAAGCTCATCTGTTGCTTCGTCTAAACTAACACCATCAGCTCTTGTTGGTAGAAGAGCATTTAAACCACGATTTGTATCAACGCTATCTAGTGCTTTAATAGCATCAACAGCAAGTTCTGGACTTAGTTTTGTAGCCATCATTAGTGCTGAAGTTGTTTTGTTATCTAAATCATTTATAGCTATAAGATCATACAAAGCTTCTTCTTGAGTAATGCTTTCAGTTGCAGATATTCCTGTTACAATTTGACCAACAATTCTTTTGGCTTTGTCTGCAAGCTCAGGAGTGTTTACTAAATTATCTACAATTTCTTTGGCTGATGGATGCAGCTGACCACCTGTTTCATTAGCATATCTATCTACAGCATCTACAGAAGCCAAAAAATGTTCTATATCTTCTTCACCATTTTCTAAAACAGGAAAGAAATCAATAGGTCTTACACTGTTATCTGGCATAATTGCTTTGTAGTTTGGTGTAAATTTATTCAGGGCATCTATTTCTGTTTTGCCTAATTTCAAACCAGCTTGAGCCTTTCTTAAGGCAGCAGAACCTTCTATTCTTTCATTTTCCTGTTTTCGATAATCAACAGCGTATTTAAATAAAGCATCGTTATATGATTGCTCATTTTTATATTTTAAACTTTTTGGCCCAATAACACCTGCTGCAATAAGATCAGGCTTCTTAGCTGCCCAAAACTCTGGAGGCCTTAAATAACTGCTTGCTTTACTTAACTCTTTAGAAACATAACCAGTAAGCGTATCTCTTTCTGGCTTAACAAACTTATCATCTTCATATTCTAAATACGCAACTCTAGCAGCTTCATACTTACCAAAATCTACTAAACCTTTCTCATACAAGTCTCTTATAGAAAAAAATCTTGATAAAAGGTTTTTCTCAAAGTCAGTGCCTTTTATTGTTCTCCAGTTTTGAAGAAAGGCAAACTCTTCGTTATAAATATTGTTTGCATATTCTTTTCTATCTGCATCATCTATAGATAATAAACTACCTATCTGAGTTCCCTCTAAGTTATGAATAGGATGTTGTGGATCAGCAAGCATCTCTGCTACAGACTTCTTTCCCTCACTTCCAACTTCTTTTAGATAAATCTCCCTTGAAATAGCTTGATATATATTTTCTCTATTTTCACCTTCTTCTTTTTTGCGTTGGTTTTGTATGTTTACTAAATCAGCAGCATGAGCATCTAAAGATTGTCTTAGCACATCTATGTTTACGTCATCAGGAGCTTCAGCAACTATTTTGCTTATAGCTGTTAAAGTTTTTTCATAACTTTGAGTTGCTGTAAAAACCCTATCAATATGAGATTGACCAGCTCTTATAGCTAAATGGTTTCCTTGAAGTTCCCTAAGTTGTTGTATTTGTGTTGGCGTTGCACCAAAAGTAGCAAGATTTTCTAATATTTGTTCTTGTTCTTCTTGAAGCTCAGAGAAACGGTCAGCAAATGCAGCATCATCATTTGGTTCTCCGCTTGAGCCAACAGCAATAAGATTGCCTAATTGACGCATGTTTTGGTCAAAATGCTCACCAAAAAATACTCTGCTTGTTTCTTCTGCTTCTTGTTGCTGCTTTGCAGCAGCTCTATTTTTAACCTCAAGAAAAGCTGCCTCTGCTTTTGGAGCAAGCTTAAGATATATATCCTGATCCATTTTAGATAAGGAAGACATATACCCCTGCATACTAGCTTCTATAGCATCAGGGTCATTTGAGTTTGCTAAGTAAGATTCGTTGGCAGCAGAATAAATACCACTAACTGCCTGTGATGTGTAAGCACCAATAGCGGCTGTTTTGTAAGCTTTTAGAACTGCATCTTTTTCTTTATCAGAATACATCTCCGCAGCTTTGGCATATTCAAAATTAACAAGAGGTTTAAGATTACCGTCAGCATCTCTTTTTACGCCAGATGTTTTGCCTTGTATTTCGGCCTCTCTTATAGCGTCATTAAACTCTCTTTGACGCTCATTAGTGCCAATAGACATTCCAAGTTTTGCAATGTTGGCATACTCAGCAGCAGCCTGAGAAAACCCAGAAAGGTTTGGCATACCAGTGGGCTGAACGAAAACACCTCTTCCTTTTGTTTTTTGGAAAGCCATCAGCCTGTTTTCACCCCACCACCTGTTTGAATGTCATAAATGCTAGCTGCTGTTTTAGCATAAGCACCAAGACGTATCGCCTTGCCTTTCTCTCTAGCACCTGATGCGCTTAACTCATATTTACGCCTATTGCTCATACCCATAAGTTTAATCGCATTTATATCTTTTTTGGCTAATCTTTCTTCATCATTTCTTAACGCAGTGACTGATTGAGATGTTCCTAATGCCACACCTTGGCTAGACATAGCAGAACCTAATGAAGCCAACTGTTTTCTAAGTTGAGTATCACGCTCTAATGCTTGTTGATCAGCTTGAATGGAAGCCATCTCAGCTTGCTCTTTATAAGCTTGCTCTTCCATTTTAGCTGCACCAGCCGCTTTATTAGCTGCTGCTAAACCAAGGAATACACTAGCAATTTGCATTTGTACGCCCATTACACTTCTACCTCTAGCAATAGGCCATTGATTGTGAGTGGCAATGGCTGATCTTGTGTTATTGTCACTGTACCTTCTTTACCCCAACCCAGTAAATAAACTTCCTTACGCTCAGTAAGTGGAGTTGGCTCAAGAGAGAAATCATCTGTAACTCTTCTTATGAGAATGCTTGTGCCTTTTGTTTTAACATCAAGCGTTTCGTTTAAGTCAAGAACAGCACGGACAACCCTACGTTTCTGTCCAACTGATATACCATCACTTAACTGAAACTCAGGAGGAAGCGTTGTAAGTTCTGGTGTAAAGTTAAGCCCTATTTCAACGCTGGTAACAGCATCTGTAAGTGTGAGTTGACCACTTCCATTTGTTGTATAAGTACCCATAGAATAGTTGCCAGACTTAACAACAACTTCAGTGTTAGGCAAATGAGCAACTGTCCAGTTTTTTGTTGCTGAACCAGTTTGCTTAGATGCAGAATCGGTGTGATATGTATTATCCAAAAGCTCTAAGGTTGTAACTGTTGAACTATTAATAGTTCTTTCGACAATAGAATAAACCTGTCGGTTTACATTAACTAAATTCTTAAAATTACCTTGTGTTGACCACTCACACCAACCTTGTAGCTGTTCTTTACGAATTGACATAAACACAGGCATCTTGCCATCGCTATTAACAAGATAAAGATAAGCTTCTACTTGGTCTTGTGCTTCACGCTGAGAAACCATTTGAGAAGGCACACCTATTATGTGCGGTGACAGTAAAGTAAGTGCATCAGCATTATATGCTTGGCTTACATCAGAGTATACAAATTCCCTAACTGCTCCCTTAGACTTAGTAAGAAAAACCAAAGCACCATCAAAATCAGAAGCAACAACCTCTCCGCTGCCGTAAGAAGTTTGTTTTTTAACTGATATAGTAGCTGGGGTAAGTGGTCTGTTTTCTGAAGTTGGAACATATAATTCTTGCTCCGATGTAAATATAACCAGATGTCTAAATGAAGCCAAAGACTTGATTTCTGATATTTGATTTTCAGCTATCTGCACTTGTATAGATTCATCATCTAATCCAGTGCCAATATCAAAATTGAAAAACTCTCCGGCTTTAGACATAAATAAATGGTTAGGTAAATCTCTTGACCCACCAAATATTAATCTCTGATCATGGAATGTAACAGAACGAGCAAAACCTTTTCTTGTAGAAAAAACTTGCTCTCTAAATGTATCTCTTGCATTTGTATTAGCTATTGCAGCACTCAGGGTTCCAGTAACATTCTGGGCATCTGTAAAGCCAGTAATCGATATATGAACAATAGTTCCGGCAGAATCTGTAAACTCTATTTTTTCACCAACCATATTGCTGCTAAATAAACTTGCACTTGCTTGGAAATTTTGCGAGGCAGTAGTGGTTGCAGCGGGGGTTATGGTGATTGATGGAGCAGAAAACCTAAAGAATGGTTGTAATGTTTTACCATCAGAAACATCAAAAGCATAATCAGTTCTGGCAAAAGTATCTACTGCTGTACGAGTAAGCTTTTGCATAGCCATATCTTTATGCACAACAATCATTGTGTCACCAGACTGAGATACTCTTAACTCACCAATCATAGCAGTTGTCCAAGGACATCCTGTTATTGTCTGGGTGATTACTGTTGGTGCAGTAACATCTATTACTTCTAATTTTGTATTTGAGAAAAGCAGTATATAAGCTTCATCCTCATCGAAGATATAAGCTTCAGACTGATAAGTTGTGTTAGTCAGTGTTTGGAGAAAACGGAAACCACCTCTACGCCTTATACCACCCTGAGATAGCATACGAAAGTTACGAAGCTTCTTAGTGCCGTTTTTATAAGCGTTAGCATCAACCCTTGAAGACAGTAAGGGCGTTAGCTCTCCTGACGTAAAGTTGGTGTAGAACTGACGAAGCAGTGCCATTCATTATGTGCCTTCTATGTTTTGATAAATACCGCTACCAAGTCTGGCACGATGGTATCTGCTTAATCTTAGATTTTGATTAGTTACCTGTTGTGAATCCCTGGCTTTGGCTCTTCTAAACTGGCCTTCTGCAAGCTGTGTATAAGACTGAGCAATATCTCCCTTGCGAGTAACAGACAAGGCAAAAACAGAAGCCAATCTAAATATAACCCACATAGTAAATGTAGGAGGCCAATACTGAGTTTCTGGTCTAAACACATAATTTAGAACAACATTATCATCTTCCTCTGCATTGATATAAACATACCTTTCGTAAATATCATAAGACTGAGGAACATCATCAATGGTCACAGTTTGAACTTGTATAACTTCAGGATTAGTTGGCAATGCGTACGCAGCATCCCACCTGTCTACAGGAACATCTGAAAGCCTAGATAATGTCTTTTGACCTGTTGCAAAATTCCATGTGTGCTGACCAAGACAATCACTAACAACATCCTCAAATATTGTATTAGCAACAAGTGCTTCATCAGTATTATCTGTAAATGAAGTCAAAGGCTCTAGCCCGATCATGACCATAGCCTTTTGTGCAACCTCAATATCTGTAGATGGAGTTGTTGGCATTAGTAACCTCTACCGCCTTTACGCCCCTTTTTCTTTGTTTTCATTTTTCTTTCCTTTCTTAGCAGCTAGGATTTTCTTTTGAAGTGCTGGTGGAAGAGTCTTCTGTTTTTTACTTAAACCATTACCACCATTTTTACCCATATGTTTCATGTTACACCCTTTCCAAGAGTAACGCCCTTACCAAAAGTTACTTTATGGCCTTTGACCATTTTCGTTTTTAGCTTGGGTGAAGGGGCAGCTTTCACTGCCTCCTTCTTTGTAGGTTTCTTAGCCATTATCGACTATCTGTTGCCAAGCTGACGACATCGCCTGTATCAACCACGCCACCTGAGTTGCTCAAAACATTAACAATGCCAAAACCATTTGATGAGTTTACGAAGATAACATCTCCTACATTCATCTCTGATGAGGCTTCATTAAAGTAACCAGCAGTATCAATAGTGTTACTATTGTCTGCTGTTGAGACATAGTGCCAAATGTGAAAGCCGTTGCCGCTGTAATTGACAAGAGAAAGATTTGCTTTTGCGAATGCCATAATTCTCTCCTAATTTTTCAGCTCAAGTTCAAAGCAACCTTCAGCATCGATTAAGGTCGCATTCATTTGCATTTTATTTAATACAAAGTATGAGTCCTTATCGTTGTGATATTGCATATTAGAACTTACGTCTGCACCAATAGCGTGACCAACGGAACCAGAATGATAAGCAAAACACTTCTTGTGTGTTGTGCCAGCAGCACCTGATCCATTTGTGCCATCTAAACCTGAGAACGGCATCCACATAAAGCCAAGCCAGTTTTTAGCTGTCATAGCATTTTTGAATGGCAGTTCAGCTTCTCCGACATAGTTTGTTCTTGAGAACTCATCAATGTCTAGTAGCTGTGACCACTGTTCCCATCCGACAACAACATAACGCTGACCATCATCAGGAACACTGTTATTGCCAAAAAGCTCCATAAGACCGAAAGCCCAAGCCAATGTAATACCATTAGATGTTTCATTATGTGTTGAAGTTGTTGCGTCCATAGCCGCAAGAATCAGGTCATCTGTCTTACGACCAAGTGCATAAGCACCTGACTGTTGAGCAACAAGCATTTCGTCATGGTTAATGCGTAGCTGATCTAAATCATCTATCCATTCACCTGCGAAAAAATCCTCAACGGTTACGGAAACATTTGTGTGTGCAATGTTCATAGGAGCGACATTACCGTGTCTCGCCTTGGACGTTGCAAAACCCTTACCGATTTTTTGAAACGTGGTTTTGTTCTTAACACCGTTCACTGTGCGAACAGTATTACGAAGCTTTGACCCCATGCGCTGATACGCCATGTGGACGCCAGATTCAAACTCCTCGATAAAGGAGGTAGAAATAGTTGGTGTTGCCATAACACCCTCCTTTTACAAGTTACACTACATTTGTTCTATCTGGTTATCCATCAACGCAGGGTCCGAAGATTATCCATTGCCTTTGGGCCTTCTAGTAACATTACATTTTCACAACTAAACGCTTTAGAAAATTCACATTATCCATTACGTCTGCTGTACTGAGCAAAACCCTGACGCACTTTTTGAATAAACGCAGGGTCTTTATCCTTCCAGTATTTCGGGTCGTTCTGCATTGACCTTAAATCATCAATGCTAAGAACCTCCTGAAATTCTGTATCGGAAGTCATGTTAAACTGAGGCTGACCATTCAGTTCCATCAGTTCTTCAAATAGTTGAACCATACCAGCAGAAGCTGGAATATTAGCAAATACCTGATATGCATCTTCACTAAGATTCTGATGCGCCCATGAATCTGCTCTTTCTAAACGTTTGTCAGCATACTCGCCAAGAGCTTCTGACTCTACATTCCAATCAGGTCCACGAGTAGCATCTACTTGTATATATTCATTCATAAGCCCATCAAATTCTTCTTGGGATAAACCATAAGAATGTGCTGTGGCACGAAACCAATCTACCATAGGATCATCATCTGCTACAGAATACTCTACACCTTCTGGTGCATTAAAGTTCAATTCATAATCGGCAGGGCTAATAGGCGCACTGCTGGTAGCTTCCTCATTGAGTTCACCAACAATTTGATTGCGTAGTTCTTCTTTGCGTGTGTAAAAAGCACGTTCTAATTCCTGATAGCTATTCGCTAGTTCTTCTGGACGCTCAAACTTCTCTGGAAGCCAATCAGGTCTTTCTTGAGTAACTTCTTGAGGTTGCTCCGACTCTCCAGCCTGAACCTCTTCAGTTTGTGCTTCTGCGTTTTCTTGTAGTTCTTCTGACATTAACAATCCCACTTCCTTAGTGCTTTGTTGATACGGCTGTTAGGGTCATTAGCCGTCTTTTTAGATGTAAGCTTCTTTTTCATACCCATCATACGCTTACAAAAGCTTTTACGTCTAGCTGCGGCTTTTGGCGAACGCTTTGCTTCTTTAGCAGATACAGGTCTCTTGATGTTCTTCCCTTGCCTACGAAGGCTTGCTCTGCCTTTAGCGTTAAGACCTCCTTTTGGGTCTTTGCCTTCCTTGCGTTGCCATGCTGGTGATTTAGCCATCTACGTCCTCGCATAAGTAGGTTTCTTGCCACCACCACTAGGATTGGTAGCACGTTTACGTCTAACCGCTGCTGTCTTCTGTGCTTTAGTCATAGATGCAGCTTTAGATGCTGGTACACATTTTGGGTATTTCCTACCATCACCCATTTTTCTACCACACTTTGGATGACTTCCATCTTTGTTCTTGGTAGATATATCACGCCAATCTTCATTAAACCACTTGGTTAGACTCATGCGTATCTGCCGCCCATTTTCTTATATTGCTGAACAAGCTGACCTGATGCATATGCACTAGGCCATTTCTTTACTCTTGCCTTTACTATAGCTTTTGCTTTTGCATATAACTTTGGATTCGTTGGTTTACCAGCCATTACTTACCTACCTTCTTCATAGCCAACTTGTGTGCCTGTGTGAATGTGCTGCCATCCATCATTTTTTTTGTCATAAAATCCATGTGCTTTTTGGTATGATGCTCAGAGTGACGCTTCATTGTAGCTTTCTGTCTTTTTGTAAGTTCTTTAGTCATGCTGCTTTCTACCCTTTTCACACCTAGCTTTCATAACCGCAACCACCCATCTAGCACCTTCAGCATGAGCTAGAGTTTCGATTCCAGTTCCCGCAGGATATATGTTATTCGTTGTGATCGACTCCAAGTATTGTAAAAAATCTTTTCCGATACCGCTGCCGAACAAACCATAGGCCTTACTATTAAGGTCTTCGTCAACTTCTTTGCGATACCCACGACCATCGATTGAGACATTTATTTTCTCCTTCATTGCGGCATTTGTCCTTGCTGCATTAACTGCTGCAACATTTGTACATTGTCCTTAACTTGGCTTTGTTCCGCTAGAAGTTCTTCTTTAATACCAAACTTTTGTGCTAAGAAGCGTATAACCATTTCTTGATTATACAGAACAGGAGTAATCTCAGGCCCGAAAGTGGATGCAACAGTTTGTTGGAATCTTACAAAGTCAGAAACGTCTTGTTGGTCTTGCGCTCTGAGCAGGGGAGAAACTGGCACGATACGCAATTCACGACCATCCACCTTCGGGATGTCCAACAGTCCCTGCTTTGTGTAGATATAGATCAGGCGTTCTACCAGAGGCTGAAGGAACTCTTTTTGCATTCGACCAGCAACAGCACCCATATCACGAGCAACATCAGCAAGCCTTTCGGAAACTTCGGTGGCCGATAGTGGGGTTCGAGCATTCGGGCGAGTATCAAGTTCATCAATGAATAATGCCTTTCTTACATTACGTCTCATATCATCGATGACAAGTTGCGCTACGTCAAAACGACCAGCACTTTGCAAACTCTCTATGGAAGAGCCAGGGCTTCTAGGTATAAAAGTGCCGGGCTGTATCGTAATGTTATCAGGGTTAAAAACGCCATCATCATCGTAGACATAAGAACCAGCAATAGCCATTTCAGCATTTTCAAGAATCAACTGTACTGTTAAATTTAATGTTTTAATCGCTGGCATTGCTTGCAGAACAGGACCACGACCCCATACTTCAAAACCTGACTTAGACCAGCGTGTTGTAATCCAAGGTTGAGAACCACGACCCTTGAGCCTTTCTTTAATCAAAATACAGTTATCTGTTTCTGAAATAAGATAGTAAGTATACTCATCCTTAAACTTATCCTGTTCATCATAAACAGTTGCTTCAACAATTTTTGTTTTGCGTTTAGGATTGCGCTTTTGCTCACTAGCCATTTTTTCAGTATATTTAGCTTTTGGATAGCGGTGTTTAACCTCAGTAATATCCATGTAGTCATTCCAGCGAAACCAGTCTGACACACCATCCATGCGGCCCGGAAGCAAAGCCAAGTTAGTAGGGGGAACAGATGAGAAGTGTAAGTCACCTTGAAAACGACCTTCTTCACACAATAAGTTCATTGTGCCTATACCAAGGTCTTGCAATCCTTCGTGCATCTCAGCATTGAAGTTTGAGTTACGCAAACCTTCGTGCAGTAAATCTGTTATCTTATCTAACTCTTCTTGTAGGCCAGAACCCATCATTTCCTTGGGAAACTCGGGGCCGGGCTGTAGTCTGAAAGCACGACCATTTGGAGGAAAGAAACCAAGTTGTAGACGACTAGCAAACTTAGGCAAACCCACCACAGCAGTTTCGTCATAGATATTTTCTGTTCTACGAGATGCTTGAGATTCCTGATAGAAAGACTCACGATGAGGAAGAACGTAATCATATATCTCTTCCCATAAATCTGACCAAGACATCCAGCGAGACTTTGCCTTCTTGTATCGGTCCATGACCCTTTTTAATTCTTGCTCTTCATTAGAGCCAGATACTGCTGGGGCAAAGCTTGAGTCAGTGTACATATTAATACCTTATTGATTTACCTTTAGAGGGAGTAGTTCCCATGTTTCTTCTAAATCCTGTAAAGCCTTGTAGCTCTTCATCCTGCAAAGACCTAGTACCAAGAAGATTACTACGCTTTTTTCTTTCTTGGTCTTCAGCTCTACGTTCTGCTGCAAGCTTGTCTTTTTCTGCTTGCTCTTTAGCAGCCTTTTCAGCAGCAATCTGCTCTTCAGATTTCTGAGGCATTTTAGGTTTTGAGAATACTGAACCCATCTGAGTCTCCTTGTTCTTTCTCGAAGATGTGCTGATGTCCTTGTCTACGCAATTCACAATAGAGCTGATAAGGTGTAATAATCCACCATTTATTTATTCCAAGAAAATGCTTAACAAAAGAGACACAGTAAAGCCAACGTGGAAAATATATAGCAGTCTTGGTTCCTGTTGCGTCTACGCAAGTAGCATACTCAATTAAAGAACCTACAAGAAGGTCTGACTCATCTTCCTTATAAGCGTTAAAAACCATACTCTTACTAGCGCACTCAGCCTTTAGCCAGACTTTAGCTTTAGGGTCATAATCCACTATATAGCAGTGGTTAAAACCCTTACGCCAAAATGTAAACAATCTCCATGTGCCGTAGTTTTGGCTTTCACAAA